TAATAAATCTTCTATCACTTCTTTTCTATGGTTGGTTGGTAGCTGCATGAAAGGAATAAAGCTGGAGCTACCTAACACAACCACTTGACAAAAGCTCTTATGGTTGAGCTTTAGTATTTGTTTTTCAAGTGTCTCTTGATAATCTTTTGCATGGGCTTCTTGGTTTAATAATTTACCATTTTGATACACTTCAAATTTTCTTGGCTTCTGTCCTCTGATAACTTTATAGTCATAAGAACCAATACCAAACTCAACTTCAACAACCATATCTTTATTGTTAATGGTATTAACTAATTGCTGTACTGTTACTTTTCTAAATGGTTTATTATACAAACCAAATGTTAAAGCGTCTAGTATAGTAGACTTACCTGAACCATTTTCTCCTATGATTAATGAAGACTTAGTTTGATTTAAATCAACTTCAGTCCAATGGTTACCATAAGAAACAAAGTTCTTCCACTTAATATTTTTAAATACTATCATGTTATACTTAATGCCCTATCATATAAACCTGTTAATAATTTTTTTACTTTTTGTTTATCTGTATTAATATCTAAAGCATCTACATACGACTCTAATATAGTAGGGGTATCTTCTGCTTCATTAATAATATCTGCATCATCATCTATATCTAAATGTAGATGGTCTTCAACTACTTGTAGATTAATAGGGTCTGCTTTTTCTACTCTATCAACATACGTATCAAATAAATATGGATTAGTCTTATTAGATATTATAATTTTAACATAAGCATTTTGGTAAGGTGTAAAGTCCATAGCCATTACTTCATCAAATGTTAAGTTAGTATCATTGTACCATAGTTTATAAAACATTCTATTAGGATTTACAACTCTAGTCAACACTCTTGTTTCAGTATCAAATATATGAAAGCCTTTAGGATCTTCATAATCCATCCACGTCATCTCATAAGGACAACCAAGATAGTTAATATTCTTTTCCGTAGACTTATGATGATAGTGTCCAGTACATACCATATCAAACTTATAATATACCGTATGGTCTGCACCTTCTTGTATAACATATCCTTTATTCATCTGAAAACCTTTTAACTCCAGATGACCCATCACTATTTGAGCTGTAGTATCTTTTATCATTTGATAGGATTGCTTTTCATTATCTTTACATATCCACGGTACCATAAGCATCTCACACTCATCTATTTTTATTTCTGTCGGTTGGTGATATTCTATAATATTAGAATACTCTTGTGTTAACAGGTATACTGAATTAAGTTCATTTGTATTTCTATACACAGCGTCATGGTTACCTACAATCATATGCGTAGTTATATTGTTCTCTTTTAATGGATCAAAGAACATAGCTTTTGCTGCCTTTAGAGATGTGAAAGATATATACTTTCTACGATCAAAGGTATCGCCTAAGTCTATTACTGTGTTAATGTTATGTTCTTTTAGATAAGGAAAGAATACTTCATCATAAAATTTCTTTTGGTTAGCTGCTACTTTTATATTATCATTACGAGCACCAAAATGTAAATCAGTCACTAATGCTATCTTCATAATTTATTTCTCTTTATAGAATACCTCTAATCCTCGAGGAGGGGTTACTTTTTTCTTTTTTTCTTTTTCTTTTTGTTCGTAGTTTTTTACAAAATCTTTCATGTAGTCTGTTGTCTCTGGTAGACCTTGCTGTGTTGATATCATTTGACCATCAGCAGGATCAACCCATCCATCAAATATCTGATGATTTTGTATTGCTTTATGTTTAATATATAATTGTTTCTTTTCTTTTTGTATTCTTCTTAGGAAGGCATAATATATTATTTGAGTAAAATATGCAAATGGATTTTTAGATTTCTTTGGATCAAAGTTATCAATATAATTAATACAGTTCTCTATACCATCACTTACCATCTCTTCTCTAAATGTATAGTTTATAAAATTAGGTTTTGTTGATAACCTATTTGCTATTTTAAGTAAAGCTGATCCTACAATATCTGGTATAGGTGGCTTAGGGTCATCTACAGCCTCAGCATCTTTTACTTTATCTTTGTATACAATCATTGTTGCATAAAGAATTTTATTATCAACATAATGTGCCATATTAATGTATCGTAGTATTAGATGCGTTACGCATATACTCTTCTAAATTTAAATCAGCTTGTTCCATATCCCCATCCTCTATCATTTCTTGTCGTTGTAATTGTTGTTCTTTATAAATTTGTTCTGCTCTTTCAATAAAATCACCATGATGTTGTAATCCTTTATTCTTTGAATGTTTTATAAAATAATCATAATGTGTTAATACCTTTTCGTTTATATCATTAACCATTAATAATATATGTTTCTTTTCTAATAATATCTCTGGTTTGTTACTAAACAATAACCAATGTGAGCATTTAATCATTTCATAACCACCAGGTGTAATCACTCTATGTATTTGTACTGGCTCACATAACTTAATAGTATCATTATCCTCAATAATAACTTCAGCTACTATCTCTTCACCATTCATTAATTTGATTACTGCGTGTCCCATTTTACTCCTTTAAACGTACCGAGTACATTTTGTATGGAAATTTCTCTTCATTATAAATTTTTAATCTTTCAGCAAAATGTTCTAGAGCATAATTTTTCCATTGCTTATGTCTTAGATCATCTACTATATCAAATAGCCTTGCCTCACTCTTACCTTCTGCAGTTCTAAGTCCTCTACCTATTGACTGTAAATTTCTTATTCTGGACTTACTTGGGCTGGCAAATATTATGTTATGTAAATTACGAATGTTAACACCAGTACTAAAAGTTCCGTAGGATGCCACAATAACTGCTTCGTTAGATTCTTCAACAATTGATCTAATATGGTTTCTTTCCTCACCATCTACTCCTCCGTGAACATAAAACGCTGTCTTAGTCTCTTCATCATTAATCATATTGTACAACACTTTTCCATGCTTGTCAACAAAATTAAATAATACTAAGGTGTTACCTTCAAGACTTATACATAAGTTCCGAATAAATCTATTACGCGCTTCATTCCTTACTAAGAAATCTATTTCATCTTGATACTTTGCACGTCTCAACAAATTGCGTGTTTGATCTGAATACTTTAATGTAATTATATTTATCTTAAACTTAGCTAGGTAATTACTATCTATTAACTCTGATGTAGTAGTTACTTTTTCAACTGGACCAAACAGTCCTTCTAATACTAACCTATGTGTTAATGTACCATCTAACGTACCAGTAAATCCAAATCTATAAGGACAAACTGTTAGCTTCTTCATTATACTTTCTAAAGATTTTGATTTAAATAGATGAGCCTCATCTCCTATAACAACTTTGTATCGATTAAACCATGACTTTGGCATCTTGTATATTGATTGCCATGTAGTAACAGTTATCTCTGCATCAGTATCTTTATCAGCACCAGCTGTAATTTTATGACAATCATCTTGGTAACCATACTCTTTAAAGTCTGATGACATCTGATGTACTAATGCTGTTGTTGGTACCACTATAAGTTTCTTCTCTGGATAGTATCTACTTAACATATAAATGATTAAGGACTTACCAGATGCAGTAGGTGATAGCAACATACATCTCTTGTTTCTTATTGCATGTGCAATAGCTCTCTTCTGATAGTCTCTTGGTTCAAGACTAAGTCCAATGTTCTTTGCAAGATCATCAACTTCATTTAAAGAAAACTCTTGCTGAAAAAAAGCAGGGTCATCTTTAACTATTAATTCATAGTTTCTACTTCTACAAAAATTTTCTATCTTTGGACCAAGTCCAAAATATAATTGCTTCTTCATTTGATTGTACAGACGTATCTTACCATCCCAAAATCTATTCCTCACCTGAGGCATAAACTGAGCACCTGGTACTGTAAAAGTAAGATAGTCACTTAACTCCTGGCTGGTGCTAGGATCAGTATCTACTTTCAAATACACATCATCAAACTTAGAAACTTTTATCATTTATTTTATATGATTAACTATCACGTGCACTTAAATAACCAGCGTAACCAGCGTCCGGGTTTTCAATTGGAGGTTTTGCTGTGACACCTTCTGGAAATGCTTTTACACCAAAGTTATCTCTAAGTGCAGCTAAGTTCTCTTCTGCTGTAGCTACATCTGATACCAACTTAGCCATATCAACTAGTAGTGTTGGATGTTCTCCAATTGCTACTGGTCTACTAAATGACAATTCTAATGTTGCAATCGCGTGAGACTTATCAGCCTCAAACTTATCTTCTAATGCTTTGTATAATAAATCTTTCATTTACTTTACCTTCTTTGTTAATTTCTTATGGAGTTGTTCTATTAATTTATCTTTAGTTTTTCTTCTATCTAACTCAATACCGTTCTCTCTACCCATAGTCTCTAACTGTAACTTAGATAGCTTTCCCATTTGAGTTTTAGTTATAACTTTAACAACATTTTGTTCCAAAGGATATGGAGCCTTAGGACTTTTCTGTTCTACTTTCTTTGTACCAAATAACCATTTAAACATTTGCTATGTTACCTTTCTTTTTTATAGCTACCATTCTCGAATCATGTCTAATGCTTTCAGGATTTTCAAACCATCCAACACTATGACCTTGTTCTGATAACTCATTTAAATATTCTATTAACTTAACTGGTTGTTCATATCTATCTGTTATATCTTCAATACAATACCAACCTCCAGGTTTTAAATATTGCCAGGTATTAATTAACGTAGCTTTCTGACAACTCGAAAAATGATTACCATCATCAATAATTATATCAAAGTAATCATTATACTTAACAGGATTGAAATGTTTTAATACCATTTCTCTCTCACTAGTATCTACCCAATTTAGTAATATTCTTTCTACA